ATTCTCCCTAACATTACCTTATCTTTATTTTACACTAGTTTTTAAGTGTAATATAATAAATAAAGGATTAAGGAAAAATGGCATTCGCTAATAGTATTTATAACGTAAGTGTATGGGATCCCGACGCAGACTATGTCAAGGACGATATTGTATCTAAAATAGAATTTGTTTCTGGCGCTGGAAGCTCTGAAACCAATCAAGTTCCCAAAAAAATAAGATATTATTATGCAATCGCTAACTCCACCAACAGCAATCCAGAGCTTTCTAATGGAAGCCCTAACCCCCTAAGCACCTACTGGAAAGGGTATTCCAAGGTAGGAAAAGAATATAAACCAAATTTCTTTTGGTTTCCCTCCTATAATATCTCAACTAAACACGACCCCTCCGTAAACCTAACCAGATTCGGAAGCGGATACGAACAAAGAACTCCGGACGGCCTTTTCCCGAGTTTAATCAAAATGGAAATAGCCTTTGATAAACGCACAGAAAGAGAAGCTAGAAGCATTACGCACTTCCTCAAAGCAAGAAAAGCTGCTGAAAGTTTTGTTTTCGAAACGTTACCTAACTTGTACGCAGATGATATCCTAAGCGGGGGATGGCGTAAACGCTTTGTTTGCTCCACTTTTAGTACTTCTTTTGTTTATTTTGACAACTATACAGTAACAGCCTCTTTCTCCCAGCAAAATAATTAAAAAACATGGCACAAGATTGTACACCAACCACCACGTTAACTATTTCCGAAGCTCGTTCTTCAATAAAATCATTAACATTTGAGCTTACCAACCTAACTCCGTCTTCCCTCATCACTCTTTTTGAAATAGATATGACCAGTATCTTAACAGCAAACCAAGCGGTAAGCCTAGCATCAGAAGCTGTAGGGGTCGTAAAGACTGGATCTTTTCGGGACAACACTTTGAGATTTCATAATAACATAAAAGTTTTCAACTCTGAAATACAATGGCAGGGGAAAACATATTATCCCGCCCCCATAGACGCAACTGGCTTCGAAAACTCCAGCAAAGGCACCCTTCCCACCCCCATACTCTCTCTCTCCAGTCAAACAAAGGAAGGAATGGAACAATTAAGCCTACTGAAATATGAAATTCTAAAATTTGGTGATATCATTGGAGCCAAAGTTACGCGTCATCGTACTTTTGCAAAATATTTAGATTGGAATAATTTTGTATTTAACCCAAATACCCCTAAACTTTCTCCCAATGCCCAAGAATTACCAGAAGGGTACGAACCCGATCCAAACGCGGAACTTCCACTAGATATATATTACGTCGAAAGAAAAACCGCAGAAAACAAATCTACGATTCAATACCAACTCTCATCTGTTTTAGATTTGGAGGGAACCAAAGTTCCACGCCGAATAATAATTGCAGACAAATGCAATTGGCAGTACAGAGGACCCGGATGTTGGTATCAACACGCTTATGACGGCGAAAAGGAAAAAAACGAAATACCCATTCTTCAAAAAGCAGACTTGACAAAAAAAGATTTTAATCTTCCCGCCACAGCTCCCGCCGTAGCCTCAATCAAAGACGAAAAAATTTATACCGCCTTGCAGATACCGCTTCAAGCCGCCGGAGAGAATCATGATCAAGGTCCTTGGAAAGGAGAGTTCGGAGATGATCCTGATAGAGAACACGCTTACGCCAAAGGAAATTATGTTTATATTGAAAAAGACAAAATAAAGTATTATTATGTAGCTAAAGAAAATTTGCCTCTAGACATAAACAAAAAAAATCCACCTCCCAACAAAACCTATTGGATGGCAGACCAATGTTCCAAGTCCCTAAACGGATGTCGTTTGAGATGGGGCGCGGAAGCAAACGTTGCTAGAGGTACCGGAGCAACACGATGTCCCATAGGAGGCAACGAAGGGTTACCTTTTGGAGGTTTTCCCGCCGCAAGAAAAGCAGCCGGAGGTAGATAAATGATGAACATTACTCCCGAAATTAAAAAAAGCATCAGAAAACATGCCCTTGACGAAAACCCAAAGGAATGTTGCGGGATACTTTTCCAACAAAGAGAAAATTTGGAAGTTTTTAAATGCTCAAACTACTCCGAAAATCCATCTAAACATTTTTACATTCCGGCCAACGACTATCTCAAGGCATCTTTTTGTGGACCCCTTCGAGCCATTTATCATTCTCATACTTCTGAAAATGAAACCTTTTCCGAAAACGATAAAATGAATAGTCACAACCATCAAATCACATTCTTATTATACAATACGATAAAAGATTCATTCTTTTCTTACGATCCCGCTAAAGAAAAAACAGTGGAGTTAAATAAAAATTTCATAATAGGAAAATCTGATTGTTATACCCTTGTTAAGGATTACTATAAAAAATTAGAAATAATCTTGTCGGGGGAAAATTTCCTTGGGGACGATTGGCACAAAAAAAACCCCCATTTAATTCAAGAACTATTTAACCTTAACGAAACAAATCCGTCCCTTCCCATAGAAGAATTAAATAAAGACGCTCCCCTTAAGAAACATGACGTTTTGGTTTTTGAGTTCCAGAAAGGATTAGGACCGAATCATGTCGGGGTTTATATTGGCGACGGAACCCTTTACCATCACCCGAGGAACAAGTATCCAACCGTAGAGAAACTCGGAAAACATCACTTAAAAAAAGTGTGTAAAGTATATAGGCACAAGGAATTAAATGAACAAGGTAAAAGTTAAACTACACGGAATTTTAGGAGAACAAATGAAACAAAGCGAATGGAGTTTTGTTGTCCAAAACGTGGGGGAAGCTATCAGGGGGATTCAAGCTACCTGTAAAAGCTTTTACCCTGCTTTGTTAAAAAATGACAAAAAAAACATAAAATACAGGGTTTTAATAAACGGAAAGGATTTTGTGGCAAGCGACCCCTCCAAACTCAACACTAGAGAAGGCTTAAAAAACTCGGAATTATGCATAAACAAAATGTCAAACCTAAAAACCCTAGACATTATTCCCGTTATAGAGGGATCGGACGATTGGTTTGATTGGCTCATGATCATTGTCGGAATTGCTTTAATTGCCGTGGGGGGATGGGCTATAGCTGGAGGCGCGGCTTGGGCAAGTACGTCGGGCATGATGATCATAGCTGGTATCGGATTGGTAGCGGCGGGAGTGGCCAATTTGTTGACCCCTGATCCGGAATTCGACGATTTTAGGGAGATAGAAGGAGGAGGGAGGCCTCCCTATATTTTTTCAGGCCCCCAAAACGTTGTGAAAGAAGGAGGTCCTGTTTTCGTTGGTTACGGTAGATTACTCGTGGGAAGTCAAGTTGTTCAAACCACAATAGATTATTTTGATGAAGACGCTGGCGTAGACAAAAACAAAGACTCCGAAGGTAATGTAATTTGGGGAGAAAGAAAGTATGGATTAAAATATAATATTCCCGGTATGGGGACAAAAATAAGCAACAGAATGGATCCGGGAGAATAAAAATGGGAGGCGGAGATGAAACACAAGCACGTCCCGTAATAGTTGATCAGGCGGGGGTATCTCTTCCTAACAAGGGGGATAACCTCTATGTCACCAGCTCTGACGCTGAAGTGGCTGATCTTCTTTGTGAAGGGATTATAGAAGGTATAGTAAGCGGAAAATATACTTACGAAGGTAACGTAAACCAAACCGGCTATAACAAAACGGGTTTCGCCCACTATCACGCTACGGGAATAGGCGAGGATCCAGATAATGATATTGATTTGGGTTTCTTACAATCTGTTTATTGGAATGATGTTCCTGTAGTGGATGCGAATGGGTTTTACAACTTCACCAACATCAACATTGAATACGTAAAGGGGACTCCAGCAGGAGACCTTCCAGCTTTAAACAGTAAACTTCCGGCTTCAGAAACATTAGACCTCAGCGTGTTAAGAAACATCGGGGAAAGACTTTATGGAATATCAACCCAAGGAGGAAGTTCCTCCACGGAAACGACTCCTTCCGACAAAATAGTTACCGATGCCGCAATAGATACCGTGGCTAAAACCTATACCATCCTTAACAAAGAATGTTCAAAAATTCAAGTAAGAATAAAAGTTGCGGGATTATTTGAAAATATTCGAAGTGAAGACGCCCCAAAAACCTACGAAGACAGTAAAGAGCTTCGAAAAGGTCATGTAGCCTCCACAGGCTACGGAGACACAAAAGCCCGTTCGATAGAATACTGGATATACTTCAAACCACTTTTCGACCAAAGATTTATTACCGTAGCGAGCGATGATGAAAGTCAAGAGGTTGAGGTCAAAAACATTAAATGGTCCTCCCCACGCAAAGAAGTTATTGAAGGTAAAATAGAGCAAATATATATCAGAAACACCACAATAGATCTTAAATCTGACTATGTTTACGACCCGTCATTTGCGGGATGGACTATCAAAATTATAAGGATAACCCCCGAATCTCTCACCACCTACTTAAGAAATCAAACTTATGTGGATTCTATTGTCGAAATTTACGGAACCAAACTAAGACATCCTTACAGTTCAATGGTATATTCCAAATTTGATGCTGAATTTTTTACCCGAGTTCCGGCACGTTCTTACGATACCAAACTAATAAAAGTTCACGTCCCAAACAACTACGATCCAATAAAGAAAACTTACGGTATAAGTGATGCTATAGACGTAAACCAACTTGACAGGGAGGGGAATATTGACCTAAACGCCATATGGCCCCAAAGTGTGAAAGTAAAATCTCGTCTTAGGAGCGGTCAAGTAGTCAAATTCGAAGGGGGAGGAAAATTTACATTAACCCAAAACACTCCTGATATAACCTATCCAACCAACTTTTATCAAGAACCTAACACGCATAGCCTCCTGCACTTTGACGGAGCAAACGATGCAACCTCTACAAGCGACTCAAGTACTTACCAAATACCCATCTCTTTGAATGGAAGCGCTAAACTCTCCACAACACAAGAAAAATTTGAACCTTCCAGCCTTTACCTAGACGGAACCGGAGATAGCGCAACATTAGGAGCAAGCGATGGCACTTCATTTGCATGGAGTAATTCCAGTTGGGGAATTGAATGCTGGGTAAGGCCAGACAGCGGATCTTTATCTGCTGACCGGATGATTTTTGACTCGGCCGGGGTAATTTACTTACAAACAAACACGGCTGGAAAAGTAGTCTTGCGTGCCAAAGACGAGACAACTGACAACCAATTTTTAACTATCACCACCACCCAAGCTTTAACTGCAGGCACATGGCACCACATAGCGGCTGTAAGAAACGGCAACGACTTTAAAATTTACATAGATGGAAGCAGTTACGCAAACGCCACCTTCACGAACACTATCAAGACTGCTGGCGCAGCCTCCACAATAGGGGAATATGAGCAAGGTGGTGCGGGCTTGGAGCAATACTTTAAAGGATACATAGATGAATTCCGCATAACAATCGGAGAAGCCCCTTACACCGCTGACTTTACGCCCGAGACAGCAGCCTTTCCGGACCCATACGAAATTACAAATTACGGTACTCTTAATGGAACTGTTCACTTAGACGAAACAGGTGCCACAACCGAAGGCTATTCGGAAGGAACTGATGATGACAATTTTTGGGATGGAGGTTTTAAACAAATAGAAAACTGGACCGGAGGAAACGATTCGAAACCAAAAGGTGACGCGCAGATAACAAAAGAATGGACAGATAACCCAGCGTGGGGTTTTTACGACCTTCTCACTAATCCTCGCTACGGTTTGGGGGATTATATTGATAAATGCCAAGTCGATAAATGGGCGCTTTACGAAATAGCCCAATACTGCGATGTCCTAGTCGACGACGGCTACGGCGGCATAGAACCAAGGTTCACAATGAACCATATAATAACCTCAAGAGAAGAGGCCTACAAGGTTATTAATGATTTGTCTTCAGTTTTTCGTGGCATTGCATATTATTCCAGCGGCCTTATACAGCCCGTACAGGACGCTTACAAAAAACCCGTTTATCAATTCAACAACACCAACGTCGTAGAAGGAAATTTCACATACGCTTCTTCGGCCAAAAAGACCCGACACAGTGTCGCTTTAGTCAGGTATATCAATAAAAGAGATTTTTACAAACCTGCTGTAGAGTATGTGGAAGACGAAGAAGCGGTCAAAAGATATGGCATTAGGGAAATACAAACAACTGCCTTGGGCAGCACTAGCCGGGGTCAAGCAAGAAGATTTGGTATATGGTTGTTAGCAAGTGAATTTGAAGAAACCGAAACCGTTTCTTTTTCGGTAGGTCAAGACGGGGCCTATCTTAAACCGGGAGATATTTTTCAGGTTTACGATCAATATCGAACCCCTCTGAAATTCCGCTGTGTGTTATAATCCCGCTTACACTAATCAAACGGCTTGCGAAAACGCTGGAGAGGCGTGGCTAGAACAAGACGGATCAGTCACGGGAAACAGTGTCACAATTGATAACGCCGTAAGTTTTGTTGGAAATCAAGTATACAAATTCTCACTACTTACCCCGACTTATTCCTATGATGCCGCGCAAATCTCCGACATGACCTCGGACGAAATTAGTGAAATAAGAAGGCCCCAAATCCAAAACTTGTATTTCATGGGGGCTCACACCAGAACCGTAACGGGCGCTTATAATTCCGACTACCAGCAGGCAGGAAGCGGAATTTGTACACAAATATACTTTCATACCGGTTTAGAATTAACCGATGGAACTCTTGTAGGCTCAGAAAATCAGCTGGACTTCGATAATTATGTAATAACTGGATATACTAACAACTATATTCAAGGACCAGACGGAGACATCAGGGAATCTTATTCAGGAGGGTGCTTTTCCGGTCAGAATCTAAT